ATGATTCTGATTGGTAGAAAACATTAAAACCCTACATAATATCAATAATATCATTCTCTAATTTTAGAAAACAATTTGCACAGACAATCTTTGATTTACTGATATATTCTTTTACTTCAGTTCTAGATTGTTCATTCAAACCTTTTCTTTTAGTAAGAGAACGAATTTTCCTCTCGTGAGGATAAAATTGGAGACAGGCATTTTCAGATTCCCCACAGTAACTACAGACTTTATCACCAAGATATTCGTTTACCCATATCTTGCGAGCCCTGTAGTTGCGTTGAGAAACCCTTTTAATAGTTTCTTTGTATTTCTGATAGTGTTCTGACATAGAATTATTTATGTGCAAACAACCTATAAAAAATTAGTGTAGAGTGAGTTTTTTATAAATATTGATGTAAGTTTGGAAACTTTATATTAATGAACCCATAAGGAGAAAAGACAATGGCATTTCAAGTATCGCCTGGCGTTCTAGTCAAAGAGATTGATCTGACCAATATTGTTCCAGCAGTATCCACCTCTATAGGTGCGATGGCAGGTAATTTTAGTAAGGGCCCTGTCGGAGTCGTTACTGCAATTAGTTCGGAACAGGAATTGGCTGCAAACTTTGGCACACCTGACTCAGATAATTTTGAGACATGGTTTACGGCCGCCAACTTTTTACAGTATGGCAACGCATTAAGAGTAGTAAGAGCCGAGATGGCTGGTATGAAAAATGCGGCTGTCGGAACTGCTGTATTAATTAAAAATGACGAGGATTATGAGGACAACTACTTCAATAATGGAGCAGGTGCTGCCTCTCAAGGGGAGTGGGTTGCAAAATCTCCTGGCCTTGAAGGTAACTCCCTCGGCGTATCAGTCTGTGCAAGTGCAACAGGCTTTGAAGAAACATTTAGTGGAAACGCTGGTACACTCGGCGTAACTACAGGAACACCTGCCGCTGGTGCAACAGTTGTTGGTATCGACAACGGTGGTGGTTCTGCCGGTGCTGGTGGAGCAAAGTTCAATGTCGGTGACATTGTTCACTTCCAAGAAGCAGATGGAACAGAGTATGAAATTACTCTAATTCAAACCGATAATATTCACATTAGACAACTAGATAACCCTAACGGTGGTGGACTTAAATCTGCCTTGGCTGCGGCAACAAATGTTCGCAGACGTTGGAAATTTTATGACCAAGTAGATGCAGCCCCAGGCACATCAACATTTGGTGCAAGTAAAAATGTAACTAATGATGAAATTCATGTTGTTGTTTATGACACAACTGGATTAATCAGTGGTTCTAAATACGGTACTGCTGGTGGTAGAACTGGTTCTGTTCTTGAAATATTCTCATTTGTGTCTCAGGCATCTGATGCCAGAACTGCACAAGGTGGAACTAACTATTATGTGAACGTAGTTAATAACGGTTCACAATATGTTAGATGGACAGATCACGATGCATCATTGAGTGATGCAGGCGAATCTACTACTGCTGCAATCGCAGGCTCAAGTGCCACATATGCATCTGGTACTGGTAAAGCAGGTATTGTTACATCAACACTTTCTGGTGGTGTACAAACAACAAGCAACCCAGCAAAACCAAGTGTAGGTGAACTGGATACTGCATATCAGTTCTTTGCAGACTCAGCAACAGTTGACATCAACCTCGTAATGGCAGGCGAATGTCCAACTGGAGGCTCAAACGGAACTGCACACGCAACTAACATAATCGACCTTTGCGAAGCAAGAAAAGATTGTGTTGCATTCATCTCTCCTCGTAGAGAAGATGTTGTTAGTGTTACCAGTGCAATTACACAGACATCCAATGTAAAAGCATTCTTTGATGGACTTTCAAGTTCTTCATATGCAGTGTTTGATAGTGGATACAAATATATCTACGACAGATATAATGACGTATTCCGTTATGTACCATTGAATGGTGACATTGCTGGTGTATGTGCGAATACTGACCAAGTCGCAGACGCATGGTTCTCACCTGCCGGACTGAACAGAGGACAGATTCGTGGTGCAGTTAAACTTGCATTTAACCCAAACAAGGCTCAAAGAGACATTCTTTACCCTGCCAGAATTAACCCAGTTATCTCTGAGGCAGGACAGGGAACATTCCTCTTTGGTGACAAGACAGCCCTCGCAAGACCTTCTGCATTTGACAGAATTAACGTGCGTAGATTGTTCCTTGTTCTTGAGAAAGCAATTGCAAACGCAGCCAAGTTCCAACTCTTTGAATTCAACGATGACTTCACAAGAGCACAATTTAAGAACTTGATTGAACCTTTCTTGAGAGATGTTCAAGGTAGAAGAGGTATCACAGACTTTAAAGTAATCTGTGATGAAACAAATAACACAGGTGAAGTAATTGACAGAAACGAGTTTATTGGTGACATCTACATCAAACCAGCACGTTCTATCAACTTCATCACACTGAACTTCATAGCAGTACGAACTGGTGTTGAGTTCTCAGAGATAGCAGGATAAGGAGAGGATAAATGGCAACTATAGATCAATTTAAAGCTCAACTTATCGGTGGCGGTGCGAGAGCAAACCAATTCAGAGTTATTCTGAATACACCGCCAGGCATTGCAACTGGTTTACCATTGGGAACTTCATCGTTCTTCATTAAGGCAGCAAGTTTGCCTGGCCAGACAATCCCTGAGATTACTGTGAACTTCAGAGGTAGACAATTGTTCCTCGCTGGTGACAGAACATTTGAAACATGGACAACCACAGTCCTTAACGATACTGATTTTGCAATCAGGAACGGTATGGAAAGATGGATGAATGGTATCAATGACCTTGATACTAATACTGGTGTTACTAATGTTACTGATTATACTGCCGATATGGTAGTACAGCAACTTGACAGAGATGACACTGTTCTAAAACAGTACACTCTAACTAGTTGTTGGCCACAGGCACTTGCTCCAATCGAACTGAGCATGGACACAGTAAGTGACATTGAAACCTTTGATATTACTTGGCGCTATACGTCATTTAATGCCGGCGTATAATCTAGTTTTACAAACCGACTAAATAGTTGGGTAAAATTAGGAGTATTATAGTATGGCTGAACTCTTTGGTTTCAGAATTACACGAGCAGACAAAGGGAGTGGTGATGGTTTCACCGCTCCCCCATCTGATGATGGCACCCTTGATATTGTATCAGGTGGGGGTCATTATGCATCTGTGCTTGACATGGATGGTCGTGATAGAAATGAACTTGACTTAATAAGAAGATATCGTGACATTGCACAACAACCAGAGTGTGATGGTGCGATTGAAGATATTGCAAACGAAGCGATTGTCTCTGATGAAAGAGATAAATCAGTTTCACTCTCCCTTGACAGACTAGACCTTTCCAGAAATATCAAGGCAAAAATTCGTGAAGAATTTGATGAAGTTTTGCGTCTGATGGATTTCAATGCAAAAGGACATGATATTTTTAGAAGATGGTATGTAGATGGACGTATCTATTATCATAAGGTAATTGATACAAAGGCTCCACGAAAGGGTATTAAAGAATTACGTTACATTGACCCTCGTAAGATTAAGAAGGTCAGAGAACAGAGAAAAGAAAAAGATCCAAAAACAGGTTTGGATTTAGTAAAGAGTATTGATGATTACTATCTTTACAATGAAAAAGGTATGGATCAAAATACTGGAACGACTTCTGGTATAAAGATTACAGCAGACTCAGTTGCGTACTGTCCTTCTGGTGTAGTTGATATGCACAGAGGTACAGTAATTTCATATCTAAACAAAGCAATTAAACCTGTCAATCAGTTGCGTATGATTGAAGATGCACTAGTTATCTATCGTATCTCTCGTGCGCCTGAAAGACGTATCTTTTATATTGACGTTGGTAACTTACCTAAAGTAAAAGCAGAAGCGTATCTAAAAGATGTTATGAATCGTTATCGTAACAAATTAGTTTACGATGCAAAGACAGGTGAGATTCGTGACGATAGAAATCATATGTCTATGTTGGAAGATTTTTGGCTTCCTCGTAGAGAAGGTGGTAGAGGTACAGAAATCACAACCTTGCCTGGCGGTTCAAACCTTGGTGAGATTGATGATATAAAGTACTTTCAAACTAAACTTTATCGTTCATTAAATGTTCCTATCTCAAGACTTGAGGCAGAGAACTCATTCTCTATTGGACGTTCTGATAACATTACTCGTGACGAACTGAAGTTTACAAAGTTCGTACAGAAACTTCGTAAGAAGTTTTCAGTATTGTTTATGGACATTCTAAAAACACAGTTGGTTCTCAAAGGTGTTATTGCAGTAGAAGAATGGGATACGATGAAAGAGCATATCCAGTTTGACTTTATGCAAGATGGACACTTTACGGAACTAAAGAATGCAGAAATTCTACAGAACCGTTTAGATATGTTAGGCCAGATTGAAAGTTATGTGGGTACTTACTTCTCTAAAGAATATGTACGCAAGAATGTTCTTCGTATGAATGATGAAGAGATTGAAGAAATTGAAAACCAAATGAAAGATGAAGAAGGTGGTGAAATGGGTGGAGATGACGATGGTATGTTCGCTCACAATGACCCCTCAAAAGGAGATAAATGATGGATTCAGTAAAAGACTTTGTTAATGCGATTGGTGACGGTGACAACCTTTCAGCAGAAACACATTTCAATGCAGCCCTTTCAGCAAAAGTAGGTGATGCATTAGAAACAAAAAGAAAAGATGTTGCGAAAACATTCGTTACACATCACATACCAGAGGTAGAAGATAGTGAGTAAACCTTTTTCAGAGTTCGCACAAGAACTACCAGAAAAAGATGAGCATAAGAAGTCTAGGGAGTATAAAAAACTATCCCCTAAACTACAGGACGCTGTTGACGCTATTTTTAAGGAAATGGAGTCTAAACCTTCAGATTTCCTAAATACTTTTGACAAAACAATAAATAATGTCTCTAAGAAGTTTAAAGTTCCGCCAAAGAAACTGATGGACTATTTTGAGGCAGAAGTATTATCAATTTAGGAAGAGTAACATGAAAATAATTGGAGCAGAAGAAGCACTGGCCACTGGAAGCACTAAGGGTAAAACCGCTACTGCACATTATGTATTCAATAATGGTTCTAAAGGTGTGGTTACAATTAGAAACGCTGCAGATGATGGTGACACAGGCTCAATAAGAATTAATGCAAACTCTGGTGTTATTATCCATACAGATATTGGAGTTGGAATGCGTGGTGCATCCGATTTTAAAATTACTCCAATAGTTTCAGCGGGGTTCTAACATGAAACTTATTGCAGAACAGATACAAGACGTAGAATATATCGTTGAAGAAAAAGGCGATAAAAAAGAAATGAAGATTCGTGGAATCTTCATGCAGGCCGACCAGAAAAATAGAAATGGTCGAGTCTATCCAATGGGTGTACTTCAGAAAGAAGTAACTCGTTACAATAAAGAATTTGTTGCTGAAGGTCGTGCATTTGGGGAACTTGGACACCCTGAAGGCCCAACAGTCAATCTTGACAGGGTTTCGCACATGATCACAAAACTGGAAGCGAATGGAAAGAACTTCGTTGGTGAGGCAAAATTGCTCTCTACTCCGATGGGGGAAATTGCGAAAGCACTAATCAAAGACGGTGGTAAACTTGGTGTCTCTTCAAGAGGTATGGGTTCACTGGAAAATAAAGGTGGTGCAAATTATGTGAAAGACGATTTTTATCTCGCCACTGCGGCAGATATTGTTGCAGACCCTTCTGCACCTCAGGCCTTCGTTGAAGGTATCATGGAAGGTAAAGAGTGGGTTTGGGATAATGGATTGTTGAAAGAGGTAGAGATTGCAAAAATCAAAGACAGGATTAATGAGGGTGTTAGAAGGAGACAATCTAATGTTTCCGCTCTAGAATTCGCAAAATTCTTGTCGAAACTTTAATTATTATAAATATGTAAAGATAACAAAACTCAAGGAGAAATCCCAATGTCAGAACTAGACAAGACAATTGAGGAACTAGAAGCGGAAGTTCAGAGCGAGCTCGATGAGATGGCTCAGGATACCCCTAAGAAGGGTGCCGCAAAAGGTGATTCAATGGATAAAGTAGAGGGTGAAGTCCAAGACCTCGGCGGTGCCGGTGAAGAGAAACCAGAAGCGGAATCTGGATCTGCAAAAGCAGGTGACAAGATGAAGAAAGTTTCTGATGCTCAAACCAAAGGTGCAAAAGACGCCGGAGGCGCAGACAAACCAACTGCTATTAAAGAACCTCTTGCTGCTGAAACCGAAATTGAACATGACGGTGAGGAGTTAGAGGAAATGGCCATGACTAAAGAAATGATGAAAGCCGAAATGATGAAAAAAATGGAAGGCATGAAAGCAAAAGAACTCAAGGCCATGTATAATAAAATGGAGATGATGGGTAAAGAAGAGGAAGAAGAGAAAACCGAAGCAAAGGTTGAGGAATCTACTCTTGATGAGCGCATCGCTTCTGTAGATGTATCTGAGGACGTTTCTGCTCTTACACAAGATGAGGAACTTTCTGAAGAATTTAAAACTAAGGCTGCTACAGTTTTTGAAGCCGCTGTTAAATCTAAACTTCGTTCTGAAGTCGAAAGAATTGAACAAGATAAAGTTCAAGAAGTCGCTGAAGAAATCAACAGAGTGCGTGATGAGTTGACTGAAAAAGTTGACAACTACATGAACTACGTTGTAGAAGAGTGGATGAAAGAAAACGAAATCGCAATCGAGCGTGGCTTGAAAGGCGAAATCGCAGAGGACTTTATCTCTGGACTCAAGGCTCTGTTTGAAGAGCATTATGTTGATGTTCCAGATGAGAAGTACGACATTCTTGGTCAACAGTCTGAGAAGATTGATGAACTTGAAGCAAAACTCAACGAACAAATTGAAAAGAGTGCTGAGTTGAAAAAGTCACATGACGTTCTTGTTCGTGAGAGAGTATTTACTGAATGTTCTTCTGACCTCGCAGATACAGAGGTAGAAAAGTTTAAGTCTCTTGCAGAAGAGGTAGATTTTTCAAATGAAGAGTCTTTCAAAGAAAAACTCGACCAGCTCAAGGAAAGTTATTTCCCTAAAGCAACAACTGTCGCTGAATCTGTGGACAGTGCTTCGGAAGAAGGACAGTCCTACGATACAACTGGTGCAATGTCCACTTACATGGCTGCAATCAGTAAAAATGTAAAGCGGACAAAAAACTAATCAAAAGTTAGTTTTTTATAAATATTATAAGAAAACTCAATAAGGAGAAACTAAAATGTTCAAAACAGAACATCTACAGGAAAAGTGGCAGCCAGTCCTAGAGCATAACGATCTTCCAGAGATCAAAGACTCTTATCGTAAGGCTGTAACCACAGTAATCCTAGAAAACCAAGAAAAGGCTCTCGCAGAAGATAGAGGTTTCCTCGGCGAGGCTGCCCCAACTAACGCAACTGGTTCTTCAGTTGATAATTGGGATCCAATCCTCATCTCTCTCGTAAGGAGAGCGATGCCTAACCTTATCGCATATGATATTGCCGGTGTTCAGCCAATGACTGGCCCAACTGGACTTATCTTTGCAATGCGTTCACGTTATACTAACCAATCTGGTACAGAAGCATTCTATGACGAAGCCGATAACGACTTCTCAGGTGGTAACACTCAGATGCAAGGTACTAACCCTGCTGTTCTTAACGATGCTGCTCCAGGCACATATGTAACTGGTATTGGTATGACAACTGCGGCTGCAGAAGCCAAAGGCGACTCAGGTTCTAACCACTTTGCAGAAATGGCATTCTCAATCGAGAAGCAAACTGTTGAAGCAAGATCAAGAGCGCTTAAGGCAGAGTACACAATGGAACTCGCACAAGACCTTAAAGCAATTCACGGTCTTGACGCAGAAACAGAACTTGCAAACATCCTTTCTGCTGAAATCCTTGCTGAAATCAACAGAGAAGTTGTAAGAACAATCTATGTGACTGCAAAGCCAGGCGCACAGACTGATACTGCAAACGGTGGAATCTTCGACATGGACGTTGACTCAAACGGACGTTGGAGTGTTGAAAAGTTCAAAGGACTTATGTTCCAAGTTGAGAG